GTATTCGACCCATTTTCCGGGAAGCAGAAGCAGGTCCTGTCATGGTGGCGCCCTACATCCGGCGTGTCGGAAGCGGACGGCATCATCGCCGACGGCTCTATCCGTTCAGGAAAGACCTTGAGCATGTCACTCGGATTCATCATCTGGGCGATGACCACATTCAACGCGCAGAACTTCGCCATGTGCGGCAAGACGATCGGATCCTTCCGACGCAACGTGCTGTTCTGGCTGAAGCTGATGTGCAAGACGATAGGATATTCCGTATCCGAGCACCGTTCCGATAATCTTGTCATCATCCGGAACGGCAGCCGGGAGAACTACTTCTATCTGTTCGGCGGCAAGGACGAGAGATCGCAGGACTTGATCCAGGGCATCACACTGGCCGGTGTCCTGTTCGACGAGGTCGCCCTCATGCCGGAGAGCTTCGTCAACCAGGCAACCGCACGCTGCTCGGTGGACGGTTCCAAATACTGGTTCAACTGCAATCCGGACGGGCCGTTCCACTGGTTCTATGTAAACTGGATCAAGAAGGCAGCTGAACGAAACCTGCTGTACCTTCACTTCACGATGGACGACAACCTGTCGCTGTCCGAGAAGAAGAAGGAGCAATACAAGAGCCAGTACTTCGGGGTCTTCTTCGAGCGCTATATCCTCGGACTGTGGAAGCTGGCCGAAGGCCTGGTCTATCCGCAGTTCAACGACGAAATGATTATCGACGCCGTTCCGACCGAGGCGATTGACTACGGGCGCTGGTTCGTGTCCATCGACTACGGCACTTCACATCCCTTCTCCTGTGGCCTGTGGTGCGTTTACGGGAAGGTGGCATACCGGGTCCGGGAATACTATTACGATTTCCATGAGCACAACGACATCCAAAGGACAGACGAGGAGCATTACGCCGACGTCGAGAAGCTGTGCAACGGCATCCCGGTCGACTGCATCATCATCGACCCGTCGGCCGCCTCATTCAAGGCAACGGTCAAGAGGCACGGGAAGTACCGGACGCATGATGCGGACAACGACGTCATCGACGGGATCCGCGTCGTCAGCTCCATGCTGGTGCTCGGGATGATGAAGATATGCCGGTGCTGCACGCACTGCATCATGGAATTCTCGGTCTATTCGTGGAACCCGAAACGGACAGATGCCGAGATTGTCATAAAGGAGCATGACCATGCAATGGATGATACAAGGTATTTCGCATATACGAAGCTGAAGAAGTTATTCAAGTTTGAGAATTGGAGCGGCTGACATGTTTAAAAGACTGATCAATGCGATAAGGAGGTTTATCCGAAATATGCTTACCCGCAATAACGTGAAAAAGACGATGGATCTCGACGTCGCCGTATCAGACAAGATGCTCAATGCCATCGGTCTTTGGACAGACATGTTCGAGAACACTCCGCCGTGGACATCGGATACCTGCAAGCCGAGGAACATTCCGGCAGTCATCTGCGGAAGGGTGTCCCGGTATGTCATGATCGAGAACGCCTGGTCCATTAGCGGCAACACGCCGATGGCAGCCTACCTGACCGAGCAGTTCAAGCCGTTCATGAACAACATCAAGGACATGATCGCGAAGATGTGCGCCCTCGGCGGCATCGTCATCAAGCCGTATGTCCTGGGAGACCGGATCGTGTCCGACATCGTGGACGCCGGCAGCTTCTTCCCGGTGCAGTTCGATAAGGTCAACGGCATCACGGCCGCCGTCTTTCCGGAATACCTGACGCAGGGCAAGGTTGTCTATACACGCATCGAGTATCACAAATGGGAGATACGAGACGATGTTCACAAGGTCAATGAGATGGGCGAGGAGATCCACGACGCCGCCGGCAATCCGATTCTGGAAACGGCAGGCGTCCACACCATCATCAACCGGGCCTTCCGCAAGGAATCCATGCAGGGCCAGTCAACGGAGGACGTCGACGATCTCGGCAAGGAAGTGCCGCTGACGGCGGTACCGGAATGGGAGAGCATCACGCCGGAGATCGTGTTCAGCCACATCGACCGTCCGATGTTCGTCTACATCAGCACGCCGGTCGTCAACAACATCGACAAGGATTCACCGCTGGGAGCGTCCATCTACTCGATGGCCGTGCCGGATATCCGGGATGCGGACGAGCGATGGAACGATCTGTCATGGGAGTACAAGGCAACGCAGGCGGCCGTCTTCGTGTCGGACGACCTGATCCGTCCTATCCCGATTCCTGGTACCGGGACTGCCGCCGTGGCAAACGGAACCGTGCAGGTACCGTCCGGAGATCCGTTCGGCCGTGCCTACAATGCACTGAACGAGAGGCAAAAGAGACTGTATCAGATCGTGGACATCGACGATGGACAGGACAAGAAGATTCAGCCGTATTCGCCGACCATTCGCGACCAGAGCATCCTGAACGGCTATCAGGCAACGCTGCGGAAGATAGAGTTCGACTGCTCATTATCTTATGGAATGATTTCGGATCCGAACCAGATCGAGAAGACCGCAACGGAAATCAAGAGTTCGAAGCAGACATTCTACGCGCTGGTCGACGACCTGCAGAGCAAGAACCTCGGACCGGGACTGGAAGCCACGATCTACATCTACCATGCGCTGGCGCTGCTCTATCATCTGGCGCCGGAAGGCAAGGCCGAGCTCACGATCTCATGGGGCGACGGCATTTTGGAGGATTCAGACAAGGAATACCAGAGACGCTGGCAGATGGTCCTTGCCGGAAAGCTGAAGCCGGAGAAGTTCATGGCTTGGTACTTTGGCGTGGACGAGGAAACGGCATTGTCCATGATGCCGGGCAACACAACCATCCCGGCGGAGGAGTAAGATGCTGACGCCCGAATACCTCACACGGATGACCGACCAGCTGCTCGGGCTGTATGACATTCTTGAAACGGACATCGTCTGCGATGTGGCAAGGAGGATCGCGAAATCCGGGACACTCACATCAAGCGCCGCGGAGGAAATCAAGAGGGCACAGCAGTACGGGGCCGCCTATGACGACATCGTAAAGGATGTAGCCAAGGCAACGAGCCGGTCGGATGCAGAAGTGCGCAGCATGTTCATGGATGCCGGCGTCCGTTCCTATCAGTTCGACGCGGCGGCGGCACTGGAGGCCGGCCTCGACGTAAGCCTGAAACTGTCTCCGGCGGCAAAGCGCGTACTCGAAGCGGTCATCAAGAATACACAGAGCGACCTGTCGAACCTGTCGCTGACAACGGCAGACCAGGCACAGCAATCTCTGATCCAGGCAATCAACGAAGCAATCATGAAAGTGCAGAGCGGGGCGTTCGACTATACGACGGCAATCCGCGATGCCGTGAAGCAGGTAGCCTATGACGGCACGCTTGTGTCGTATCCATCCGGACATACGGACCGGCTTGACACGGCTATCCGCAGGGCGGTGCTGACCGCCGTCAATAAGACGGTATCGACGCTGACCGAGGATTTCTCCGATGAGAACGATGTCGGATATTACGAGACATCCGCCCATGCCGGCGCCCGTCCCACCCATGCCGTATGGCAGGGAAAGGTATTCCAGAGGACAGGACGCAGCTTCAAGTATCCGAACTTCTACGAGGAGACAGGATACGGAGAGCCTGACGGAATCTGTGGAATCAACTGCCGGCACAGTTTCTATCCGTTCTGGCCGGGGCTTTCGAAGAGGGCCTTCGACCGTGAAAAACTGGATGAGTTCAACCGGAAGACCGTCACCTATGACGGAAGCAAGATGAGTTATTACGATGCGACACAGAAGCAGAGATCTTACGAGCGCAGCATACGGCAGACCAAGAGGGAACTGGCCGGATACAAGGCTGCCGCCGAGGCTTCACCGGACAGCTCCACGGAAGCGGCGATGAACGAGGCATTCACCAAGGCGGCCGTCAAGCTGAAAGACCAGCGGTCGCGGCTGTCTGATTTCTGCGACCAGACAGGGCTTATCAAACAGAACGCCCGGACGCAGGTCTATGATGCCAATGTCAAAGACGGCGTCGTCAAGGGTTACGACAGGTCCATCGCACAGAAGGCGGTATGGGCAGCGAGAAAGGCAGGAGCATGACAGAGAAGAAGATCAAGATCATGGGAAAGAAGTGGAAGGTCATCTTCATGACGGAGAAAGAGGACAAGGAAGGAGTCCTGTACAAAGCGGACGGCATCTGCGATGACAGCATCCGCACGATCTATCTCCGTGACTATTACCACAGGAAACGCGAACCTACAGACTGCGACGATTCGGATCACATCATGCGCCGGAACATCCGGCATGAGATCCTGCATGCCTATCTGGATGAGTGCGGATTGAAGGAAGACAGCGCGTCGGCCAACGCCTGGGCGCGCAATGAAGAGATGGTGGACTGGATCGCCAACCTTCTTCCGAGGGTCAACAAGACCCTGAAGAAAATGAAGGTGATCTGATGGACTATATCGAGCAGAGCAGGAAGACAGGAAAGACAATCTTCCAGCTGATGACGGAAGGGAAAGGAGGTAAGACCATGCCGTGCGGAACAGGTAGCAAAGGTGGAAAGAAAGGCAAAGGCGGAAGCAAGGGAAAGTGAAAGGAGATGATCCTTTTCTCCCGGCCGGGGGTTAACGGCAAGGTGTTACTATCAATACGTTCACAAAGTGCCCGTAATGGTCCAATAGAGGCCCATGCGGGCACATAAGGCAGCCTTCGGGCTGCCATTTTTATTGCCACGGAGCATGGCGCTTAAACCGCATCCAATATCCCGGGCGTGGAGGGAACTAAAACCACGATAGCAGATGCCGGAGTGAACCGGCGTTTAAACCAAATCAGCGAAAAGGAGAAATGTATGTACGAGTTTTTAAAGAAACTGTTCGGGGAGACCAAAGAAGGCGAAGAGCCGAAGACGATGACGTACGAGGATCTGGAGAAGGCAATCGATGCCGCGAAGATCAAGCCCGTAAACCTGGCCGAAGGCGGCTATGTGGACGAGGAGAAATTCAAGGCAAAGGACAAGGAGCTGGCCGGAATCAAAGCACAGCTGAAAGAAGCCAATGACCAGATCGCAGGATTCCAGAAAGACGGCAAGACCATTGAGGACATCAAGAAGGAAGCCGAGAACTGGAAGACGAAGTACGAGACGGATACAGCAAAGATGACTGCGGAAATGGAAGCGCAGAAGAAATCCTTCGCAGCGGACAAGCTGCTCAACGATTACAAGTTCAGCTCGAAGCTGGCACGGAAAGGCATTCTTGACGAGTTCATGAAAGCGGATCCGAAGCTGGATGACAGCGGGAACTTCATCGGGGCGACCGACATCATGTCGAAGCTCCAGAAGGATTACGAAGATGCCTTCCTGAAGGAAGAGGAACACAAGGACGACGACAAGGAAGAGCATCAGGAAACGCCGCCGCCCACCAATCCGTATCAGCAGGCTGCCGGCTTCGTGCCTCCGACATGGACCAACCCGGGAAAGAAACAGGGAGCGGCCGGAAAGACCATGACACTCGATGAGGCCATGGCGAAGAAGAACGCCAATCCCGAGGCGAAGATCGACTATTCATCAATCCAATAAGGAGGATTAAGCAATGAACATTTTCGATGGCAAGTTTTTCAATGCCGAAGTATTCGGCGGTTATGTGGACACCATCCCGAACGCACACATGAACGCACTCGTCCAGAGCGGCGCGCTGCGTATGCGTGCAGATCTGAAAGCAATGCTCGTCGACCCGGCATCGGGCAAGGGCAGCAACATCTATACATCCGCCATGCTCGGACGTCTGGCCGGTGACGATCAGAACTACGACGGCAAGACGGATATCGTTCCGACCGCCAATACGGCCTATAAGCAGACGCGAATCGTCTTCGGCCGTGCAAAGGCATGGGAAGAGAAGGACTTCACGGTGGATATCACCGGACGGAACTTCTACAACGACATGGCCGGCCAGGTCTCCGACTACTGGATGGAGAAGAGACAGAACGCTCTGATCTCGATCCTGAAGGGCGTCTTCTCCATGGCCGACGATAACGGCAAGGTGTTCGTGACGGCGCATACGTCCGACATCACGGCTGTGACGAACAGCGAAGGCGATGCCGGAATGATGGACGCCACCTCGATCAACACGGCTCTGCAGAAAGCCTGCGGAGACAACAAGGGCAAGTTCTCCATCGCCTGCATGCACTCTGCGGTAGCGACGAACCTTGAGAACCTCAAGATCCTGACATACGCCAAGTACAACAACGCGCAGGGACTGGAAGTCCAGACAGCGATCGGCTATGTCAATGGCAAGCTGATCCTGATCGACGACGATATGCCGGTCGAGACGGTTGACACGAAGACGGTCTACACGACCTACCTTCTGGGTGCCGGATCTCTGGAGTACACCGACTGCGGAGCATTCATCCCGGTCGAGTCCCATCGTGACCCGTTCAAATACGGCGGCGAGACGTTCCTCATCACGAGACTTCGCAACTGCTTCGCGCCGTACGGTCTCTCCTTCAAGGGCACTCCGTCCTCGGATTCCCCGACCAACGCAGAGCTGGCAGCCGGCACAAGCTGGGAACTGGTCAAGGACGCAGCCGGCACGCCGATTGCGCATAAGCTCATCCCGATCGCACAGATCAAATCCCTGGGGTGATTTCCCGGGAGTAAGGAGTAACGAATGACGACCTATGTTGATTATACCTACTACCACGAAACGTATTCCGGTACGAAGTTCTCCTCCGAGACAGACGAGTTCAAGAACCTGGCCATCGAGGCCAGTGCGATAGTGGACTACCTGACGCACGGAACGATGACGAAGATCGGAATCCCGACAGGACTGGAAGACAACGTGAAACTGGCGACCTGCAAGGCAATCGATACGGTGAAAACCGTCCGGGATGCGGCGCAGGAAGCAAGCGATTCGGAGACGACCGGTCCGATCTCATCGGAGAGCAACGACGGGTACAGCGTTTCCTATGCAACGACACAAGTAAGGAAGGCGGGGGAGACAGACGATGCCTACGAAAGAAGGCTCGTGCGGTCTGCGATCCAGCCGTACCTCGTCAACACAGGCCTTTTGTTTGCGGGGGTGTATGGACCATGATAACGAATGCTGACATTACGATCTTCAACAAGGTCTACAATGCGGCGGCCCGAAGGAATGATTACAAGGGCACGTTCATCCAGGGAGTCAGCTTCGTGAAGCGGAATGCGGTACTGGGACTGGACAACAGTTCTGGGAGCCTTACGCAAGGGGACACCTACACCATTCGCATACCGCTGAAAGCGACGACGGCATCCGGGAAAGCCTATCAGACTTACCTGGATGCCGCTTCTTTTACGGGACATGAGGAAGGGCACTGGACCATCCAGAACGGCGACCTGATCGTAAAGGGCGATGCAACATCCCTCAAGGATGTCAGCCCGGCGACGATTGAGAAAGCGTACTCGGACGTGTGTCTCGTAACGGACTACAGCGTGAACATGGACAGGGGGACGAAGGCCGTTCAGCACTTCCGGATAGGAGGCAAATAATGGAAATCTCGGTACCCCAGGGCACACTTACCAGCGCAGACGGAAAGGTCAAGCTGGAATGGAATGACAATTTCGCACCAAGCATCAATTCCTGTTTCGAGAAAGCACAGAAGTTCGTCGACAGCGAAGTACTTCGACTGGACGAACCGCTCATGCCGCTGCGCACCGGGTTCCTGATCAAGTCCGGACAGCTGGGAACCATCATCGGATCCGGAGAGGTGGATTACCTCGCTCCGTATTCGGCGTTCCAGTATTACGGCACATCCTTGACAAGACCTTATGATTCGCAGCGCGGCGGAAAGTGGTTCGAACGGATGAAGGCAGCCAACAAAGAGACGATCTTGGGAGGGGCCAGAAAGCTTATGGCAAGATGAGCGATTACAGCACGGCTCTCATGAAGAGCATCTACGATTACATGCTTGGATGCCCGCTCCTGAAGGACGGAACGTTCAGCGTGGACGGGCTTCCGGACAATCCGGTCAGCTACGGTATCGACTATGTGCCAAGCGCAAACGGGACAATCAAGCAGTACATCGACGGATCTTCGGTCCGCATCTTCAATTTCGTTTTCGCATCCCGGGAATTCTTCGATCTGGAAACGGTGCAGAATCTCATGAACTGCACCTTCTACGACGAGTTCGCACAATGGATCGAATCACAGGACAAGGCGGAGAACTTCCCCACCTTGGGAAAGGGAATGTATCCGCGGCATCTCCGCGTATCGCTTCCCGGATACCTGTATTCCTCGGACGGCGAGAGCGCAAGGTATCAGATACAGTTGCAGTTAACCTATTTTAAGGAGGCATAACATGGCAGATGAAACAACCATCAAGACCCCGGTTCAGCGTCGTCAGATAGCCGATTACCTCGGCACGATGCCGGCCGGTTCCGCGACCCAGACATACGCCCTGATGAATTCCGGATTCACGGCAATCGATGAATCCACGGGCGTCACCACAAAAGAGAAGCAGTACGTCGGAGACAAGGCGAAGACGACGAACATCAGCGGATACAACGGAGCGTTTGCCTTCACGGCAGACCACATCGCCGATCAGACGGCCGTCGCGGCTCTGGCAGCCGTAGCACACGACCAGAAGACCGGATCCGATGCGCTGTTCGATTATGTCCGCGTCGATCTCTACGCAACCCCGACGACCGAAGGGAAATACCCGGCAAGATATTTCCTCGTATCGGCAGAAGTGACCGATTACAAGCCGGATGACACCGACATGCAGCTTTCCGGAAACCTTCACCAGATCGGTGACATGGTGCCGGGCACGTTCGACATCACGACCAAGACATTCACAAAGACGGCCTGATTAAATCAGACGAACACAGGAGGAGAAAAGAAATGGCACAGCTCGTAGCAAATGAAGGCGCAACACTCAAGATCGGAAATGCGGAAATCAAGATCGATATGTTCGATGTGGATTTCATGGCGGCATACGAAAACTTCTGCAAGGCCCTGGCAGATCTGAAGAACGAAGACTATTACAATGACTGCAAGTCAGACACGGAAAAACTGATCGTCAGCATGGACCTCTATGACGACGAGATGGACAAGCTCTTCGGTGAGGGGACAGCGGAGGCCATGTTCGGCGAATCGCATTCCCTTCGTCCGAGGATCAACGCTATCCAGACGATTCAGGACGAATGCCTGAAGCAGAAAGATGAGACGGATCAGTTCAACCAGATGGCGAACGAGAGGTATTCTCCGAACCGGTACCAGAGACGCCATGCAAAATGAATTCAACATCCTGATCGATCCGCTTCCAACCTGCGTATGGGTCGGGAATGAGGCCGTGCCGGTCAACTGCGGATTCCGCACGATGATCGGCATCGAGCTTCTGATCTACGACCACGACGTCCCGGAAGAGGACAAGAAAGCAAAGGAACTGGCACTGTTCTACGGGATGAACCTTCCGGCCGCGAGAGTGAATGAAGCATACAATCAGCTCCTGTGGTTCCATCGATGCGGGGCCGAAGAGAAAGAATCCGGAATTGAAAAGCGCATCTTCGATTTCCGTCAGGACGCCTGCCTTATCTATTCGGCGTTTCTTGTGGATTATGGAATCGATTTGCAGGAAGATCCCGACATGCACTGGTGGAAATTCATGGCACTCTTTACGGAACTGTCTTCCGGGAAATCCTTTTTTGCAAAGGTCATGCAGTATCGCTACATGAAGGTGCCGGCGAAGGCAAGCCCGGAGCAGAAGGCGTTCATTGCCAAAATGAAGAGCGACTATGCCATCGAAGAGGATAAGCCTCCAGTGAACAATGCTCTGACACAAGCCCTTATGGCCGGAGACGCGAAAGCAGTCGAAGAAGCCTTGAAAGGGGGAACATGAAGACAAAAGTAACGTGTCCCGCCTGTGGATACGAAATGAATATCGAGTACGACGAGAAGGCAGAATGCAAGGGAATCCACGTCCGATGCAAAGGTCGGAACTGCCACAAGGAATTCGAAATCGTAATCAAGAACGGAAAACAGATAGTCAAGTAGTGCCATTGTGCCGATGACTTTATGGAGGTGAAGATCGTTGGCAGCCGATGGCACACTTAAGTTTGATACAAAGATAGACTCGACACCGTTTTCCAGCGGACTCAGCAAGATAACGTCTATCGCCAGTTCCGGCCTTGCCGTCATCGGTGGAGCAATCGCCGGGGCAGGCACCGCACTGATCGGTCTTGGCAAATCTTCAATCGCTGCATATGGTGACTACGAGCAGCTGGTAGGCGGCGTCGAGACTTTATTCGGTTCTTCATCCGACGCCCTGATGCAGTACGCCAACAATGCGTATAAGACGGCCGGCCTGTCTGCGAATGACTATATGCAGACGGCAACCTCGTTCGCCGCTTCCCTTCTGCAAAGTTTGGGAGGCGACACGGCAAAGGCAACCGAGGCGGCCAACATGGCTGTCACGGATATGTCGGATAATGCCAACAAGATGGGCACATCGATGTCGTCCATTCAGTTCGCTTATCAGGGCTTCGCCAAGAACAACTACTCCATGCTCGACAACCTCAAGCTCGGCTATGGCGGAACGAAGACAGAAATGGAACGCCTGCTTGCCGATGCGCAGAAGATTACGGGCATCAAATACGACATCAATAATCTGAATGATGTCTACTCGGCTATCCATGTCATACAGGGAGAGCTGGGAATTACCGGCACGACAGCCAAAGAAGCAAGCACGACTATCCAGGGCTCCGTCGCTACCATGAAAGCCGCATGGACGAATTTCCTGACCGGCATGGCGGATCCGACGCAGAACTTCGGTACGCTCGTCCAGAATCTTGTGGACAGCATCGTTACCGTCGCACAGAACCTTCTGCCCCGGATTCAGGAGATGTTTCCTCGTCTGGTCGAAGGCCTTACTTCCCTCGTCACGGGACTGATCCCCATCGTGGGGCCATTGATTGCGCAGCTCATTCCATCGATCATACAGGGCGCAAGCCAGATCGTGACGACCATTGCCAACACCCTGCCGTCCATCATCAGCGCGATATCGGCGATGCTTCCGACGATTCTATCATCTTTGACCCAGATCATTACGGCGGTCATCCAGGGTCTGTCGGTCGCCTTACCCATGCTGATTCAAGCCGTTGCAGCCATATTGCCGCAGGTGGTCACGACGATCGTAGGCCTTATACCGCAGATTATTGATGCGGCGGTGCAGGTATTCGTGGCGCTTCAGGCGGCTATTGGACAGAGCATGCCGAAAATCATCGAGGCGATTATAGCGGGATTACCGCAGATTGTCTCGGCTATCACAAGCGGAATACCGCAGATCCTCGAGGGCGCCCGTCAATTGTGGCAGGGATTCCTTGATGCCCTTCCAGAGATTATGAATGCGCTCCAGACCGCTTTGCCACAGATAATACAGTCAATTTGTGACATGCTGGTACAGGGAATTCCAATTCTTCTCCAGTATGCAACAACCATGTTCACGGCCATTGTTCAGGCTATCATTCAAGTCATCCCAATTATTATTGAGAATTTACCGACTTTAATCGATGCCATAGTCCAGGCCTTGGTTACCGGAATTCCTGCCCTGATTGAGGCCGGAGTTCAGCTATTTTTGGGAATTTTACAGGCTTTGCCGGAGATCATCGCAGACCTGGCCGCCGCTTTGCCGGACATTATCACGTCCATTGTCAACGGTCTTGTAACCGGATTACCGCTTATCATTCAGGCGGCGATAGATCTATTCATGGGAATCATCGAGGCTCTGCCCCAGATTATAGCGGCGATCGTGGCTGCTCTTCCAGAAATCATCGTCGCCATAGTCAACGGTCTTGTATCGTCAATCGAGGCCATTATCCAGGGTGCCATCCAGTTATTCATGGGAATTGTCCAGGCGATACCGCAGATAATCGAGGCTTTGATCGAGGCTCTTCCACAGATCATCGTAGCCATTGTCGAAGGCTTGATTACCGGAATACCGGCAATTATCGAGGGTGCCATTCAGTTATTTATGGCAATCCTTGAGGCCATCCCGCAGATTATCGAAGCCCTGATTGAGGCCGGACCGGAAATAGCGGACGCCTTCATGACAGGATTCAGCAGTCTCGGAGAACAGCTGGGTCCGTTCTTCGAGCAGATAGGCACGCAGATATCCGATTGGTGGACCGGCCTGTGCGGATCCGTATCGACCGCATGGAATAACTTCTGGGCTTCGGTCGCTGAATGGTGGTCGACGGCCTTCACGAATATCGGAACGCAGCTTTCGGATTCATGGACGTCCCTTACGACATCGGTAAGTACCTTCTTCACGAACATCGGGACGAACATCTCCACCTTCTTCACGAACATCGTAACGAACATCGGGACATTCTTTACGACAATCTTCACGAACGTCGGAACCTTCTTTACGAATGTCTGGACGAGCATTACGACGGCAATCACGAATTTCTTTACAAGCATATCCACATTTTTCACGAACCTCGGAACGACAATCTCCACCGCATTAACGACATTCTTTACAAATGTCGGGACCTTCTTCACGAACATCGGTACCTCACTGGCAACCGCCATCAGTACCTTTGTTACATCCATCGCCACCTTCTTCGCAACAGCAATCTCAAACGTGGCATCCGGTATCTCGACCATCTTCTCGAATGTCGCATCGTTCCTCGGGAATCTGGTATCCAATATTGCATCGTCGTTATCGACGGTCATCGGCAATGTGGCGTCGTGGGTATCCACGATGATCAGCAACGCCGTGAACTGCGGCACGCAGTTCGTTTCGAATATCGCGAACTTCTTCGGGCAGATACCCGGGAAGATCGCCAGCTTCCTGTCGACCATCATTTCGAACGTGGCATCGTGGGTCGGCAACATGGCTACCAATGCGACGCAGGCCGGCACGCAGTTCCTGAACAACGTCGGTAACATGATCGGGCAGCTGCCCGGAAAGGTCGCCGGGTTCCTCGGCAATGTCATTTCCAACGCGGCATCGTTCGTCGGGAACTTCGCATCACAGGCAGTAAGCGCTGCATCGCAGTTCTTCAATAACATCGTCAATGGTCTGGCCGGTCTTCCGGGGCAGATGCTTAACATTGGCGCGAACATCATCAACAGCATGATTTCCGGAATCCAGTCGGCAGTCGGCGGCCTTGTGTCTGCGGCAGCCAACGCGGCGGCATCGGCATTCCAGGCGGCCAAGAACGCACTCGGCATCAAGTCTCCGTCCAAGAAGTTCCGCTTCATCGGCAACATGTCCGGCGAAGGCTGGGTCGAAGGCATGGAAGACAAGGTGCAGGACGTCGGGGATGAATCCGAGAAGCTGGCAAAGGCAGCCTTGAAATCAGCAAACGGCGTAGACATCGGCGGCAAGATTACAAGCGGACTGGAAGACCAGAGCATCCAGGTAAGCGGCGTGCTTTCCTCCAATGCGGAGGCAACTACGCAACAGCAGGCAAGGATATTCAGCAATGCGCTGAAGGATAGTGCCGGCAGTGGAAAACTCGGATCTACGACAAACCAGACATTCAATTACTATGAGCCGATCCAGACACCGATTGACGCCTTCAATCTGTACCGCAAGGATGCACAGCAAGGGCTGGCGATGGAGGCATAATGGAAAAAACAGTACAGATTCAGATCATACGGGATGACGGGCAGACGATGCTGTACAACTCCGCGACGACTTTATGGGGCATCGAGAAGATCGACGGCATCGGCTCTCCCGAGATTGAGATTTATGACGAGGACAATGCCATCGGTGATGGCTCTACCATCACGGCTGTCCGAGTCAAGAAAAGAGAATGGGGATTCACGGTTTCGCTGAAATCCCCGGCGGATAACGATGCACAGCGCAAAGCGCAGATCGCGTTCTATCGTCCGCACAGCACTTACAAAGCGGTCATCAC